TAGATAATTTAATGAATTTTCTTGAAGAACAAAGTAAAATATATGAAAGTCAAGGAAAATTTATAGATGATGATCCAAAATTTATGGATGATTTGAGAAAAAAGTATGCTCAGTTAAGTGATTCAAATAAAAGAATTTTTGATGGAAAATTGACAGAATTTTATAAAAGATTAGATCAACAAAAAGCACAAGCAGAATCTGATAAATTATCACCAAAAGAAAAATCTTCATCTGGAGAACAATCTGGAGAACAATCTGGAGAAGAATCTGGAGAAGAATCTGGAGAAGAATCTGGAGAAGAATCACTCCCAAAAGCACAAGCAGAATCTGATAAATTATCACCAAAAGAAAAATCTTCATCTGGAGAAGAATCTGGAGAAGAATCTGGAGAAGAATCTGGAGAAGAATCACTCCCAAAACCACAATATGCAAATATTAAAAAACAAGAATTTTCTAATTCTGTTGCAGCAACATTAGAACAAGAACCTGGAGAAAATTATGAAAATACTGAAAGTTATGGAGATTCTGGAAATATTGGAAGCACTGGAGATTCTGGAAATATTGGAAGCACTGGAGATTCTGGAAATATTGGAAGCACTGGAGATTCTGGAAGTTCTGGAAGCACTGGAGATTCTGGAAGTTCTGGAAGCACTGGAGATTCTGGAAGTTCTGGAAGCACTGGAGATTCTGGAAGTTCTGGAAGCACTGGAGATTCTGGAAGTTCTGGAAGTTCTGGTAGTGAAGGTGGTGGTATATCAAAATTGAAAAATCTTAAATATTCTTTAAATAAACTTCCAACATATAATGAATATAAAAAGAAATTTACTGGAGGTGGTGAAAAATTTGACCCAATCTTAGGTGGATATTTAGCAGTTACTAACTTTTAGATACTTTATTTTTATTAGATTATTATAATGAATAGTACTACACATGTATTAAACCAAGTAAGTCTTTATTTACTTGGTAAAACAAATAGAATACCTATAATACCTGATAATTATTCACAAGAATCAAAAAATATGTTAATTGAACTTATTAATAATAAAGATACAATCTTAAATGGAACTTATACTGGTAAATATAATTATGATGATTTTATTAGTTTTATAAAAGAAAAAATAGACATTTTTGAGGTACGTGAAAATGAACGAAATGAAAATCCTATTAATCCAAATCAAACAATACCAAATCAAGATAAAATAAATCAAGCTATACTTGATTTAGAAGAATCCCCAATAAATATTAAACAAATATCTGGAGATGAAAATACTAAAAAATTTCATTGCAAACTTGAAACAAATCACAAAATTAAAAATGCTGTTAGAACTTTATTAATAACTGGATTTTATACTACAACAACTGTTTTATCAATGGGTGGTCTTGGCGTTGTTAGTTCAATTGCTGGAATACTTGGATTCGCACCAATAGGTCCATCAAGTGCTGTTCCATTTGGTCCTAAAAATACATATTATTTAGGTTATATGCATAGTCGTAGTAATTGTATTGCAGCACCAGCACCAGAAGAAAATAAAAAATTTAATAATAATCGTGATCAAGATTTACATGGTAAATTTATTAATTTTGAAAAATATCCTATTATGAGATATTTAGGTGCTGAAAATTTTTCAATTGGTTATGTTGAAAGAGGTCAAGCATCACCAGATGGACAAAATGGATGTTTTGTTTGGAATTTATTAACATATCGTGATACACAAGGTGTACGCATAATTGTATTTGGTGGTGAAGATAATCAAGTTCGTAATTATAAATACCCAAGTAATAATTATGCCGCTTTCGATGCAAATGGTTTTATATCTTGTAGTTTGGCAGTTGAAAATGGACAGTTATATTTAGTTATAATTGGACAAAAAGAACTTTCTGAATTTATCAAAGAAAATCAAGAATCAAAATTATTTGATAATATTCACAATGCTACTTCACTTGAAAATACTATTAAAATACCAATTCATTGGATGGATCAAATACAATTTACTAGTTGTGGTATTCGTCCTATTAAAACAAAATGGCATATAACAGTTCGAAATGGAAAAGTAATAGCTGCAACACAAAAAGGAGACCCTTCAAAAAATGAAGATACTATTACTTCACCTGAAAAAACAGTAATAATGGAAAAAGCATTTAAATGTAAAGTTTGGCCAGATGGAACTTTTGGAAATGATAGACAAGAATTATCAAGATTTAATAAATTAAAAAATTTATATAAATATAATTATGAAAAAATATGGAATCCTAGAGTATGGGCTTCTAAATACCGAATTGAACAAGATCAGAAAGGTCAAAACTATCCACAATACTATGGAACACAAGAACCAGAACCTGAACCAGAACCTGCACCTGAACCAGAACCTGCACCTGAACCAGAACCTGAACCAGAACCCGCACCTGAACCAGAAGCTGAATTTGAACCAGAACCAGAAGCTGAATTTGAACCAGAACCTGCATTTGAATTTGAAGATGAACCTGTACCTGCATCAAGAGAAATACAATATAACCCTCGACCATTAGGTAAAGAATTGAAAACAATGACACAAGAAGAATTTAATAATCAACCTCAAAAAAAAGGAACATTACAAAGAGTAGGTGAAGGTTTAGGAAACTTATTTGGAAAAATACCTTTTAATAAAAGACCATTAGCAACTGGTATACGATCAACTGAAAAACCAAAAGAAGACGAAGATTTATTCCAAGATGCTGAGACAAATCCTTTTGAATTGCAAGAAGAAGAAGAAAAAAGACAACAAGAACGTGAAAATGCAGCTGCTGCATTAGAAGCAAATATGGAAGCTAGACAATTTGATGGTGGTAAAAAACATAAAATTATAAATTATGATGACCAACCTCAAATTTATAATGATATTAATAAACTACCAATGTATAATGAATATAAAAATGAATCTTATGGCGGTAGTAAGAATTATGATCCAATTATAGGAGGATATTTAGCTGTCACTAATTTTTAATTTTAATAAGATACTTCTTTTTCTCTAATTTTGATAGATGTCATCATATGTCTATCCATTAGACCAACTTAACAATAATCCTCCACGTGCATTTATATTTAGTAGTTTAAATCAAGATGCAGATGCTTTAGTTCTTGATTCATTAACAGCTGAAAGTCGTCTTCGTTTTATTAATTCAGTAACTGATAATAATTATAATCCTAATTTTGTTTTATCTGCTTCTAATCAACTTTTCTCACTTCAAAAAAATAATTGTAATATTATTGATTATAATCTTGATGATAACTCAAATGCCGTTGTTAATCTTTATGGTAGTCTTAATGCCAGTAATTTAACAATATCTAGCAATGCTCCAAGCTATAGAGCTATTGTTCTTCAAGATTTTGATCCTACATCATCTAATCAATTTGCTGGTCTTGGTTATTCAAATAATAATTTAAATTTTCAAATACCTTTTGATCAAGCTAATGCATTCACTTTTACTATTAATAGCAATCAGGTCTTTACTATTCAAGAAGACATAAATGGTAATGCACAAATGGGCATTGGTGTCTCAAATTTATTATCAAATATATCCTTACAAACTCAAAATGATCTTTTAGTTGGTGGTACATTACATACAAGTTCTATTGTATCTCCAACAAATTATATTAATCTTAATTATAATAGTTTATGTAATCTTGGTGAATTGCATTTATATCAGATAGGTCTTGCATCTATTGTTTCAACTTGTAATAATAATATAAAATTTAATTATGCTGGTATTACTGAAGTTGATACTCTTATTGTTAGAAGTAATATTACTGTTTTAAATCCTGGTCTATTTTCTTATTGTAATTTACCAATTAATACTGTATTTACTGATTCTAATACTGGTAAAATTCAAGATACAATTATTAGTAGCAATTTAGCTAGATTACAGAATGATGGTACTTTGAATCCTGCACTTTTCCCACCAGGATATTCATCTCGTTCTACTCTTTTAAGAACTCAAGATAAAGTTGGTATTGGTCTTAGATATCCTCAACAAAAATTACATGTTTCTGGTAATCAATGCATAACTGAAGGACGTCTCAGTATTGGTACCTCGAATCCTGTAGCTACATTTGATATTTTTGATAATTCATCTGCTCCTTATACTTTTCAAATTGTAAATGTTGGTAGCACAGATATGATGAGGATTTATTCATCTGATCAAATGGTTTTCAATATATCTGGTACGTGCAATGTAGGAATTATGAATTCTGCACCATTATATACATTAGATGTCAATGGTGATATTCATACAAATGCTGCAATTCACGCAAATGCTATTATGAGCGATAATGCTTTAATAAATTGTTATTATACCACTCTTAGCAATGCATTTAATATTAATGCATATTCTTTAGATACTGGTAGTATATTCTCATCTATAACTAATTCAATTAATTTAAATAATAATGGTCTTTATAATGTTGATTCTATTAACGTAAATTCTATTAATGTAAATTCATTGAGTTGTACAGCTCCTTTAACAAATATTCAATTTACTAATGCAGTTAATATTGTAGGTTTTGATACTAATTTATATGATCCGACATCATCTTATGTAGGTGGTGATACTCAAGATACATCTAAGATTGGTCTCAAAGTAAATGAATGTATATTGGCTAGATCTTATTTAGCAACTTCTGACAAAAGAACTAAAATAAATATTAAAAATATTACTAAGTTGGATTCTCTCAACAAATTATTAAAAATAGATGTCAAGAAATTCAATTATGTAGATACTCCTGATGAAGAGCAATTAGGTTTTATTGCACAAGAACTAGAAAAAGTATATCCTGAAGCAGTTAATACTATTACTAATGCTATACCAAATATTAAAATGAAAGTATTAGTAGTTGATGAAATTTATGTAAATAATGAAGATTATCTACTAGATGAACATAAATATTATAAATTTTGCAATAATGGTATAGAATATATACGTAAAGTAGTTAAAATTACAACTACTAATCATGCAAAATTCAATGAACCTCTAATAGTTGATGATGATGGTTTTGCATTTTTATATGGTGAATATGTCAATGATTTTAAAGTTATTGATTATAATAGACTTATTCCATTAATTATTAGTTCAATACAAGAAATATATGATAAAAATAAATAATTTATAATGCTGTTTTTAATTTCAGAAAAATGGCATTTTTGCCACACTGTAAATTTTATTTTTGTTTTTTTGGAACTCTTATTCCATAGCAAAAAATTCTTATAGAAAATTTTGGAAATCTGTTTTTTCTCCCCCCCCCTTTTTTTGATCCAAGGATCAGGATCAGGATTTTAATCTTTTTTTCAATATGAATTTTTATATAAAGATTTATTTTCTTATTATTATATTAGTATAATGAATCATAAATGTTCTAAGTGTGATTTTTCTTCTTCATGGATATCAAATACTCGTCGTCATTTTAGAAATATTCATAATAAAAATATTAATAATAATAATAAAAATATTCAAAATACTATCCAAAATTCTCAAAATGATATCCAAAATTCTCAAAATACTATCCATGATTCTCAAAATGCTATCCAAAATTCTCAAAATACTATCCATAATAATTTATTACCATTACAATGTATTAAATGTAATAAAATATTATCAAATAAACATAATTTAAATAGACATATAAACATATGCAAAGGAATAATTAATAAATTAGAATGTCAAATATGTCATGTTATATATTCAACTAGTGGTAATTTATCTAAACATAGAAAAATATGTAAAGCAAAAGAAGACAAACAATTAATTGTAGCTTCTGAAAGTTCTGAAGTAGTTCCTTCTTCTTTAGTTACAAATATACAAACTCAAAATAATCATTGTAATAATAATTATAATACTACTAATAATATTATTGTTTTTGCATCTAAGACAGGTGAAATAGAATTTATAAAGACTCCAGAATTTGATGCACAACTTAAGAATTTTTTAAAAGGTACAAATGATACAGAACATGTTGATAATCTTAAAAAATATAACAAAGAATTACTGTCAATAAAGAATAACAGATGCATTAAAAAAACAAATATAAAATCTACAATATCAAAGGTACATATTGGAAATAATAAATGGGAAACCAAGAATGATGAAGATATATATCCTCAAATGGCATGTAATTTAGCAGATGATATGTGTAATAAAATAATGCAATTAAAAACTAGAGATCGTTATAAAACTTTAGAAAGAATTTTAGATTGTATGGCAGACAATGGATATGTCGCAGATACAAAAGAAAATCAAAAAGAAATGGTAGATAATTTTAATAATGTTGTTAAAGATTTAAAATTAATTGTTTATGATTTGACTAAAGAAACTTGAGCAAATTAAAAATAGCGAGATTTCAAATTGTAGCTACATTAGCAAGATTGCAAATTGTAGCTACATTAGCAAGATTGCAAATTGTAGCTACATTCCGATTTTAATTTTTATAGCTTCTATTTCAGATTTTAGTTCTTTAATAGATTCTACTATAAGACCCATCATATTTCCATAAGCGATACCATATACACCTTTATCATCTTGTGATACTGCTTCTGGTAATATATTATTAACTTCTTGAGCAATCAAACCTGTACTCTTTATATCATTGCTAATCAAATTGAAAGTATATCCAGATATTTGTGTAATTTTATCTAATGCACCAGAAATACGATTAATATTCTTTTTAATATTACTATCAGAATCTGTAATAGTATTACCATGTGTATAAGTATTTCCATAAATATCTATATTTGCTCCAAAGAATACATTTGAACTTATATATGCATGACCATTTATATTAACATCTCCAATTATATCTACATTACATGTTGGCATTGTATTACCAATTCCAACATTGCCATTATAATCAATCATAAATACATTACTTGTAATATTATTTACTTGTAATATATTTCCAGTACCAGATTGTATAATATTTAATAATGGAACTGATGATGTACTATTTGACATACTTACAAACGCCATTGAAGTATCTGTTATTCCAATTCCAATATTACCATTTTGATCAATTCTTAACGCTTCATTACTATTTGTTACAAATCCTAAAGTATTAGAAACTGGTAAATAAATACCAGTATTTGAACTGGATGAAAATGAATAAGCTGGTAAGCTAACTGAATTATGAGTTGTATAAATACTACCTATAATATCTAATTGTGTTCTTGGCATAGTTGTACCAATACCAATATTTCCATTATTATCAAATGTTACTACTTGAGTATTATTGCTAACTAATTGAAGTATATCACTTTGATTGCCATTTTCAATTACAGTTGAACCAACAGAATTATATAAATGAATATTTGCATATGGTGCAATTGTACCAATACCAATATTTACATAATCAAAATTGGTTGCTATTATTAAGTTTGGTGGACCATTATATGCAAATAATCCAATTGCTGCTGCACCTGGTCCATTTATTGGTGGGCCTCCAAAAAATATAAATGGTAATGCTCCCTCTAAATTTAATGTACCAGTTAGATTCAAATCAAAATTATTATTAACACCAGCTATTTCCTCTGAAAAGATTGATTGTGTAAAACTAGCTACTGGTGTAAAAATAGTATGAGAATCTGATAAATTTTTATTATCTCTTGAAAAGTCAATATTACTTGCAAATTCCCAATAAACTGAATTAGAAGTTGTACCATTTCTGAATATATTTTTGGTATTTAAATAATTTGGATCACCATTATAACAAACATAATTTACTTGTGTTTCATAATATTCTGAATCAAGTACAAGCATATTTGCATTGCAACCCGATACCATATGAAAAAGATTTCCAGTATGTTGTTTAGGATAATTTACTAATACACCTCCATAAAATGCAGCATCTATTTCAGGTGTTAAATATACATCTTTACCAATTAGATTAGATGTTGCAATAAATTTTTGAAATATTGATACACCATCAACAAGTATATCTGCTGAATTATTGATAGTTGATTGAACATTTAATGTACTGCTCAAATTTAAACTATATAATGGATTTGGTTGAGCTAACATTCCAATTGTTCCATTGCTTGAACAAGTTAGATAATTATATCCAGCATTTATTGCTGATGCACTTTGTAATGTAAAATTACCTTGTTGGATTGCCATTTGATAATCAGTATATATATCACCTGCATATCCATTATTATTAGTAGAATTTGATGGTTTTGCTTGTAATATAATTTGAGGATATGTTGAATTTATACCATAATCTAATATTCTTAAACTAGCACCATTTATATTATTATTACTATTAATTACATCTAATGAATATAGTGGTTGAGGATTATTTATACCAAATAATCCTGTATCAGTAAATGAGAATACTTCAGTCGAAGAGTTATATATAACATTTAAATCTGTTCCACATATTATATTTGATGTATATATTAATCTTAGTTTTTCACTATATTTAGTATCAACACCATTTGTACTAACTGGTCCTTGTATTCTCCAAATATTACAAGATAAATTAGTATTGCCAATATTTAATATTTTTTGTTCTAAATCGATTGCTGGACCCGTTTCATATTGTGGTGTTCCTAATATTTGTGTCAATTTAAACATATTATCAACGGTTCCATAAGTTTTGATTTCTATGATCGAATCAGGATTAGTATTATATCCAGAAGTATCATATCCAAAATTACCAAACCCTACATAATTAGTATTAGTTGTAATATTTTTATTAAATAATAATATATTATTACCACCACCGTCTTTGAATACTATATTTCCATGGATATCAATACCAAATTTAAGTTTATTTCCTGGACCTCCTATTGCATTTGTAGCTATAATATTTATATATGCATCTAATGTTGAAGAAACAAAAGTAGCTATATTAGGAGTATAATATGTTTTATTTACATATAAAATTGAATCATCCATTCCTGCTGAATTGCCAATTACAACACTTTTATTATTAATATTTGTATTGTTTGGATAAATTGTAATTTGATCTCCACCTATAAATACATCATTTGAAGATCCATTTAGATTTGGTAATGGAGTTGGTCCAATCACATTTGCATTTATTAAAATATTACCAGCCATTTTATATTGTCCAAAAATATTGACATCACCAATAACTGATAAATTGCCGCCAACAGTTAATATCGCATTAAGATCTGTATTATGTGGATCATTAAATACATTTAGATTAGAACCAATCACGATTTGCATACGATTTAAATTTAAATTAGATTGAGCCCATAAATAGCGTTCTTTTGTATAATCTGAAGAATCTACAATATTTTGCCCAAATTCTATTCTGTTATATGAATCATTTGCTCTTATTGTCCATTCATCTTTAATACCTGTTAATCTAATTGCAGTTGAAACTGCTCCAATGCTTTGTTGTAATCTCAAAGTTGTTTCAGTATTGTATTGATTTTGTATATCAATATCATATATTGGATTTGTATTACCAATTCCAACATAATCCAATGTATATAACTGTAATGGTGAACCAGCTATCCATTGTTGAGTTAATTGTCCATTTTGATTATAAATATTATCAGCTTTAAAATTACCACTGACTAATAAACTATAATTAGCATTTGGTGTTGTTTTTATAGCAACATTACTATATAAATTATATATTCCATTTCCATTATTTGTATCATACCATAATCCAAGTAATGTATCAACACCTTGATACGTAGTATATAATTTAGATGAAAATTTAATAGATCCTGCAACGTCTAATTCATAACCAGGAACATATGTATTTACGCCAACACGTCCAGGTGTATAATTATGACTATTTAATGCATTAACAGGATTTGCAGAAATATTTAAAGTTGGTGGAGAATTATTCGTTAAAATTGGTGTTCCTCCAGGTTGAATATTTGTACCTGGAAAGAAATAAAAATTTTGATTAATTATATCATTTAATCCAGTATAAATACTTTGATTTTGTAATGGAGTTACAAATATTAAACTACCATCTAATGCAAATCCATCTGATATTAAATTACTTGGTGCATGACCTATATAAGCAGCTCTTCTATAAGCAGAAGCACCTGTTACAGATACATCAATTATTTTAAGATCCCAATTATTAGATGATGTTTTACGAACTACTAATTGTGCATCCATATCATTATCATGTGGGAATGTTGTATCAGCAATTGCATTGATACCTGTTCCAAATTGTCCAGGTGTTGTAATTCCATATCCATAGAAATTAATATTACTATATTGATTAGATGCAATATCAAATCCAATATTTGACCACGCAATTCCATCTAAAGATGTTTGTAAATTTCCAGTAAATTTAACATTACGAACAATCAAATCAGATTGACCATTAATATCATTTACAAAATTAGTAGATCCTAACACATTAATATTATTTGCAGTAAATGTATTATTTACTTGTAAATCTGTAAAAGTATAAAGACCGTTTGCAAATTGACCAGCAATTATATCATGAGCAAATATTTGAGGAGTACTATCAAGTCTATAATAAAGTTCATCTAAATGTTTAGTATTTCCAGAACCACGATCATACATCACAATATCTTGTGCAAATAATGGTCCATCAACTTCTAATGACATAGGAATTGAAACATTTGATAATGAGAATACATTATTATTGATAACACGAATATTATAATTTAATGGTTGATTAACAATATTGGAATTATGTATAGCTACATTTCCATATTGATCTATTTGAAAATTAGGTCCATAATTGCAAGATGCTGGATAATATTCATAATGTGGTATTTCATCTGGTGTTAAAATCAAATTACCTGTAATTGGATCATAATTAGAAGAAGTATATAATTTGTTAAAATAGTTTGAATCACGACCAATATGCATTTCAAAACGAGTTCCTGGTGGAGTATTGAAAATTGCTGGAGTAAGATTTGAAGTTCCAATCATTCCCATTCTCATACCAGCACTTTGTGTATTTTGTAATGATAATTGAAGATTATTGGCGTTTCTATTAGCTGATTTGACAACATTAATAGCATAGCCATTATTTTGAGATGCAATTAAATTACCAACAGTCATATTTCCAGCATAATAAATACCATTATTTTGATTAGAATTCCAATAATATCCTTCACTTGAAACATAATTAAAATGTTGATTGCAATATGTATAATTTGATGATTGATCAGTTAAATATGAATTAGTACCATCAAATATACCATTTAAATCAATGTATTGTATAGCATATTGATTTGAATGAGTTACATTAGTTAAAACAGTATTTGAATATATAAAATTAGAGCCAATATTATAAACATATGTATCATAATAATAATAATTTGAATTATTACATGATGAAGGAATAAATACGTTTGACACAGTTTGTTTATCTATAATTGAAATTGTATAATTATTAGTATCACCATCAATTACATTTTGAGTTTGATAAGTATGTTGATATACTATGCCATAATCTATTGTTTGATTTGTAGGTTGATAATAATTTTTCATATAATAAATTTCAGTGATATTTGAATATGCATTATTTGTTACATTTATAAATGATAAATTTGAATAATTATAATTAGATGTATCCAATGAAGTTAAATTTAATGTGGTTGAATTTTCAATATAATTTATATCTGAGTTATTCCAATTAAAATTTGATGTTAATGAATAATTATAAATATTACAATATCCTGGAGAAGTTTGATTTGGATTAAAATCAACATTTATCAAATATACATTGGAAAATAAATAATTTGAAGATGAATTATAATTTTGCACATTTAAATTGCTACTTATATTGCTATAATTACTAATTGAAGTATTATATATTAAATCATTTGATAATCCATAATAAGTACTATTATAAATATTTGATGTACCATAGGATTGTGTAATAATATTTTGATAATAATTATCAGGAATAACTAAATATCCCAGATCTGGATAATAATAATCATTATCCGATTTTACAATATAATTAGATGTATGTATACAACCATTATTATTTATAATTTCATTAATATAAGAAATGTTACATACTGATGGTGGTAAATTACAAGAAATTGTAGAATTAGAACCTGTATAATATAAAACAGATGGTATATTTGAATAATTATAAGCATTAATATTCGATGCATATAATGTACCAGTTATTAACATATTTCCATCAACATATAATGAATAGTCATAATTACTTGATCGCGCATTTAAAGAAGTATTAATACCAATGCCAGTTTTATCAACTTGTAAACCATAAGTATAATTACTATTATTTGGTGAATTTAGATTGTAAAAACTTTGTTCAGCTACTATCAAATTTTGTGTAGGAGATAAGTTTAGATTTTGTAATGTATAATCGCTTATTCCAATACCTAAACTGTCTACCTCAATAATGTTTGGAACAATATTAGGGTGATCAGTTACTAATGTTGGAGTATAATATAAAGGATTATTATTATCCATATCCTCTCTGCTACTAAATCAGAAAAACAATAGACCTTAAATGAATAATTATGAATTATTTTTTTGTAATAATGTGCCATAAAAATTCAACATTAGCAAACTTTGATCAATTGGTACTATATCCATTCGTAAATTTGCTACTTTTTGATTACTTTTATTAATTAAACTTTCTATTTTTTGAAGACCATTATTTCTAGCAAAATCAAATAACGTATTATCAAAACCTTTGCTACCAATTAAATTTGCCCAATCACTAGCATATTGTCTCAAAGCATTGATTGCAATTGCTTCAGATACATGAATTATACCAGCTTCTTGATAATTTGAATCAATATTTTGTTGTGTCGATATATATTTTGAAAAATATATGCGTGTTTTTTCAGAACCTGGTGTATTTACGCCTGGACCTACAGCTCCTCCAATCATATTTTTATCATCTTTTTTAGATTTAAATTTTTCTTTTTCTTTTTTAATTTCAGCTAATTCTTTTTTAATATGTTCAACAAAATCCATCTTATTAATTAGTAGGCATATATAATTTCTTACCAGATTTCTTCAAAAATTGATGTAATTTTTTCATGCGAATATCTACATCTAAAACATTTTCAAACATACCATTACTAAATAAATAACCAACTTCTTCTGGTGTTAATTCATCATTATACATATCTGGTAAATCTGGATTATATCCAATTGCATATGATTTATTATATGAAGCATATGCCATACTACCACTTCCAACACTTTCACCATCAATGCCAAATCCAAGTATATTTGAAATTTGTGCAGTTTGTGCATCTATTGGATTAGAGATGCATGTATAACTTCCACTTCCACTACCACTTCCACTGCCATATCCACAAATCATACTTGCGGCTGCACTGCTCTTACCACTAATCATTGTATCTTCAATTTGTTCTTTATTACTATCTGATTTATCTTTTGCATCTGCTTTATCTTTTACTGTTTTTGCTTGTATGTCAGATTTATTTTTAGAATCACTAAAATATGCGTCTAAAGCTGCTTCTGCTGCTGGATTAGTTTGAACAGAACCTCCTGATGGTATACCAGCATATGCTGCAGGTGGATATGGATCTGGACTATTCAATTTATTTTGACCATTTCCATCTGGATTATAATAACTACTACCAGTACCATAACCATCATCTAATATTGGTTTTACTCCACCTGTATATCCTGAACCATTTGACGAATCTTGATCTTGACTTAAATAATCAGTTGCTGCTTGTATTTGATCATCGTTACTTCTAAATATATTATCATCTGTCTCTAAATTATTTTTAGCCTTTGCATCATGTGCAGCATTTTCTGAATATGCTTTTTCAGCTGCTTGAATATTTAATAGTTTCATTAAATACTCATTCTTTTCATCATAAGTCATTTTTCCTTCTCTAATAAATCTGTCAATCAAATCAGTTATTCTTTTTACATAATCAATATTGGAATCAAATAGTGCCATTTCATCATACGTTTGATTATATTCAGTTCCTGATGACACAAAACTAGATTTGCCAAAATTTAAATAATCATCAGCTGTTAATATTCCACCTTTCAACATATTATTTAATTTAAGATATGCAGTTAATTGAATTAAACGCATCTTATAATCAGTCATATAGTTATATTGTCCAATTGTATCTTGATCATTTAATGTACTTTTAAGACTATTTAAATTATCTGAAGAAATATCATTTGTGCCATTATCAAATACTTTCAAACTACCATCATCTAGTAATATTAAAGTACATGGTCCTGTATATCCATTTTTAACAATACTTAAACTCCAAATTAAAGTTGATGGATCTTTAGACGTTGCTTGTGAATATATATTTAAAAGTCCATTTTCAATTACCATTTTTGTATTAATTAATCCTTTAAAATTAACAATTCTTACTTTAATTGCATGAGTTCTTGGATTAACACCGTTATGACATAATGACAATATATCTAATGTAGGTACTAAATTATAATACAAAATAAGTCTGTCTGATTCTAAAATATAAAAGAATCTACGATTTGGTGATACAAGCATATAACGACATCCAGCGAACATTTCAAAATCACTTTGTAAAAAACACATTAATAACGTATTAAAAGTATTTGGACTGAAATATTGACTTATAGATGGCTCTGTACTATCTAATTGATAACTTCTAAAATATGTGGTTGGATATGCATTTTCATTTTTATTTTGATCATATATTCCCATTGCTTGATGAACACCATCACTTTGTCTACAAAAATACTTTGAATCACTCTTGCATCCATAAATATAATTAGAATTTATAGCATTTGTCCATCTATATGAATCATCTAATTCCCATCTTACACCTTTATCTGTTGGCACTCTTTGATGTATTTGACAACTAGAAAAAGGTTTATATTTATAAATAACACTATAAATGATGCGAAATATCCATTTATTTGAATTAGCTAAAAACCACAAATCTGGATATTTTTGTCTATCTTTTGTCATTGATGGAAAGAATAACCAAGATTCAATATTTTGATTTTCCATATCATATGCTGATAGTACAAAAACTGGTCCATATACAGTACCATTTTGTACAAATTTATGAGATCCTGCAGCAATTGGTTTATCATGAACAGAATTAAACATATTATCAGCAGTTTGTGCAGGTATTACACCTGGTAATAAAGGTGATGAAACTGATACTGGAGGTTTAGGTGGAGGTGGTGGTGGTTTGGCTTTTGGAATTGGAATATTTCTAGCAGATACAAAAAATTCTATTCCACCTACAACTCCTTTTACAGTATTTCCAACTGTTTGCAAATTTTGCATATTATTAACATTTGCCAATGCATCAAGGCTACCACTGCCACTAGCATGTGCAGGTATTGGATTATTATATATATCAGGATCTGGTAAATCTTTTAAAATAGCCTGAATCTGTTTCTTCAAATCTTCATAATTTTTAGAAATTACTTTATAATACAAAAAAGGTGCTTGTTCTAATCTATTCGCTGTCTTATAATCATATTCTGTGAAACCAGAACAACCAATTGGTTGAAAAGGTTGTTGTACTGCCCCATAGTGAGGTACTATTGGTCTTGAGTGTCTATGCCCCATTATATATTTATGAGATATGAAACTTCACTATTTATTTCTATGATTTTTCTTGTTGTAAGAAAATGAGTCATTTTTTCAAATTGCATTATATCTTTACTGCTTTCTACTTTATTTTTCATATCTATAAAATCAGATTCTGATAATCCTTTATTTTCTTTTAATATTGAAACGAAATAATCATCTGATTTAAAATTGAAACGCAAATCTTTCAATGAATCAGTTGTTCTAATATACTCTAAAGCATCTTCTGTTGCTTTATTCAATTGATATAATTTATCAGATTCACTATTTTTCTTACCTTTAATCTCACCTGTAATTTCATGATTCCATAATTCTATTTTATTACTCGTAATTTTTACTGTTATTTTAAATTCTTTCTTTTTACATTGGTATTTAATTTCAAGTATATTACTATTTAATTTTATTGCAACTTTTCGCTTTTTAATTGGTGTTTCTGATGATTCTCCTTCATCTTTTACATTTGGAACGAGTAAAGACCCAGATCCAGATGCAGCAACTGATTCAGCTTGAGATTTTTTAGTTACTTTTGTTTGTCTTGTTTTGCGTTCTTTTGGTTCTTTTGGTGGTGTCAATGCATCAATATATTCTTTAAATAATAATTCTTCTACTACTTTCATCTTCAATGCTTGAATACGCGATTTGCATTTCTTAGGATCTTGATAGATTACTTTATCTTTCAATTCTTCTTCCATTTGATACCAATATCCTGGTTCAAAATCATATCCTGGTAATTGATCTACGCAAAGAGTATATAGCTGACTTATTGGTTTTTTAAGTTGATTTGTAATATAGAATTTATAATCAGGTGTCAAATTATGCTCACGAATATAATCAGGACTTTCTATGCGATCTCCTTGTAGTTTAACTTCAACGCCTGGATCTAATAAAATATAAACATATGGAACTCTTTCATTGATCATTGGTTTATTTCCTTCATCTCTTTCGCCAATTCTATCTGCCAATACTTTATGCGCAATTTTTGTAGGGTCTTTATATGATCCTTTAAGAGTTTTAGAAACTATAAGATTTTCCAAACTCATCTTACCTTCTATCAGATTCTGCAGCGATTCTCTCAAAAATCGAATAGATTCTGATAAATTAGATTTATTTATCAAAATTTCAATAATTCCTCCATAAATTATCTTGACAATTGGTGCATAATCTCTGCGTTTAATTGCAAGTCCCATAGATTTCAATTTTTTTTTCTCTGGATCTTTTTCATAAAGATTACCAACATATCGCTTTTTACTCAATAATATAAAAGGCCATAGTACTTTCTCATAAGCCAAATTTTGATAAAGTGGCATAATCTTCTTAATACTTTTCTCAATCTCTTGACCCATCTTAATTGCAATTTTCAAAGCTTCTTTTCCATAAACGCGAATTCCCGCATCATTATAGTTTGGAAATTTACAGAATATTGAGTCAGTATTTTTAACTATAATATCTCCAATACCTGCTTGAAATACGCCTTCTTCTGTTTCTAAATCATAAACATAATCATCATATGAATCATATAATTTTTCAATTTTTTTAATTGCATTATGTGGCTTTCGTTGTTTTTTAATAGTCCAAGTAATTCTATAAATATTTAATTTATCTTTTCTAGAATTAATTGAAACATTATAATCTAATGATTTCAATAACATAAAATATGTTTGCGCAGTAATTTGATTTTTTGTATCAATTCTATGACAACCACATTTTTTATTATCATTTCTACAACCATCACTATCAAATAATCCTTCTAAAAAGGATTCTTTTATTTCTTTATTTGAATTCAATATAATT